TGGCTTTGATACCTACGCTAAACGTCGTGTACGTTTGCTAGGTGTCGATACGCCAGAAATAGGACAAGATAAGTTTAAAGAGGCAACAGCGTTCACTAGAGAATGTGTAGAACATAAAGATATATACGTTCAGACGTACAAGAGTGATGTGTTTGGTAGATACTTAGCCAATGTGTGGTACGAGGACGGGCAACGTAGTTTGAATGATGATCTAAGGGACGCAGGGCTATTGAAAGAAAATTCTAAATGGAATGAGGGATAGGAAATGGAAAGTTATAAGCAAATGTGGATGAGTTTAAGAAATGGCTTATCCATGAAAATTAGAGAATATGAACAAGCGGATAACATTGCTGGTTTAGATGACTATGGTTTGACTGAAATGGATGCATGGGAAGGTATTATGCAAGAAATCGAAGGACTTGAGAGACAACTTGAAGAAAATAATCAGGCTAAAGAAAAGGTGTTAGAGTTTGCTGAAAAGAACGGATTAGACATAGACGAATCATATCCACGTAGTGACTGGTGGAAGTTCAGAGATGAACGTGACAGTTTACGTAAGCAACGTGATGAACTCATCAATGATATGGCAGAAACGAAAAGGAAAGCAGAGGCGTTTGATGAGATAGTAAAAGTTTTAGCTAGTATCTCAAAAGAGATAGTGGAATATCCAGGCGATAATGATAAACAAAAAGAGGTTATCTACAAAAGATATGATGATTTATTTGAACCTATGAAATTATTGGAGGTAAACGATGAAAGATAAAGATTATAAAAGTTTATGGATAAAGTTGAAAGAGAAGAAATTAAAAGAATATGTGGAAGTACATCGCTCAGTAAATCAAATTATAACACCATACAATCAATATCATTTATTTGAGATAGCTAACGAAATGGTAAGTGAAAACGAATTAAAGCGAGATTTAAAATATATGGACCAACTAGACGGAACGCATGAGTTCCAAAATTTATTAAGTGATTTGGAGGCTTGCAATGGACAATAGAGAGTTTATCCAACGCTGCATAGTATCATCTACAGCTTTTACAGGACACGATGGGTGTTTACTAATCAAAGAGCTTAACGAAGTATATCGCAAGGCGGAGTTGTACGACAAAATAGTGGAAAGTAATTCAAAGAGTTTAGTAGAAAATGGAGGAACAATAAATGACTAATCAATTAACAGTAGATCAATTAATTAAACAGGTAGAACAATGGAGTAAGGATAAAGATTTGCACAATGGCAATCCGGATAGACAAGCGTTGAAGTTTTATGAAGAGGCAGGAGAAGTCGGCGCAGCATTATCACGTAGTAATTTAGAGGCATTAAAAGACGGTATAGGCGATACAGTCGTTACATTAATCATATTAGCGCAACAACATGATATGACGTTACAGGAGTGTTTACAGTTTGCATATGATGAGATTAAAGGAAGAAAAGGAAAGACAATCAATGGAACATTCATCAAAGAAGCAGACCTCGAAGGATAAGGACATAGTAGCAGAGATTAAAAGAATACTTCGCAAAGAGTAACGAGAAGTAAAACGAAGTAACGAGGAGTAGATAAAGTGAGTAATTTTATCGGAAGTTTCAACATGCCTAAACAACAATTAAAAGAATTATCTGATGCAGAATTAGCCATGCACTTTACGTATATGGAAGAACGATTTAAGCAACTAAACAAAATAAAGTTTGATTGCAAATTACCATTAGGAAGAGATGAATATGAAATTTTAACAATACCTAGCAAAACGCAGAAAGAATTTAATAATATATTCAGACAAGTTATGAAAGATAAAATCGCAGAGACACATAATGAATTTGTAAAACGTAATATTGGAACATACGAAACTAATGTAAAAGAGGTGCTTGGGAAGTGACACAATACTTAATCACAGAGATACAAGATAGTACAGGATATGTTCACAGACACGTTAACAAAGTTAAAGAGAACGAACGTATGACGTTGGTAGAAGCAGAGAGTAAGAGTGAGGCGTTAAGTAAACAAAAGGAGGGTTACAATGATTAAACGCATATTAAAAATTTGGTTTACTATCGCTATGTATGAGTTAGGTAAATGGATTGGTAGAGAGTTGTATTATAAGTTAACTTCAAATGATGAGGTGGAAGTGCCTAAGGACTTCGACGAATACGACCACACTCATTTGAATGGCATATACGGAGGTTATTAAAGTGATTTGGATAAGTTTATTATCGGTAACAATTGTGTTAGTACTGTGTATTTTTGCTATATATAAGTGGATTAAAGCAGAGAAAAGAGTTAATGAGTTACAGGAAGATAAACATGGATTGCAATTAGATAAGTTACATTTAGAAAGAGAGGTATCTTGGTTGAAAAATAAGGATAATAAAAACAACATAGGCAAATACGTGGTTGAGTTAAAAAAAGGAGTATATTTAGTGAAAAAATATATAGGTAGTTATGGAAACACATGCATAATCACTGACAATGTATTTGAAGCTTTATCTTACGACGATTTATATTCAGCTAAAGAAGATGCATGTAGTTTTAACGGACGTGTACTAGAACACAAACCTAATTTAGAGGTGGTCAAACAATGTGGGGCGTAATAGCAATCATTATATTAGTTTTACTACTATTTGGCTCTATACTTGAACAGAATGATCTAAAACATCAGTTAGAAGTGAAAGAGTATGAGATTAAAACACTTAAAGATAAGTTGGAGAATGGAGGGTAAGTATTGTATTCAAAAGCATCTATATTAAATATGATTGACGGGTATAAAATGAATTGCAACATCTTAGAAGATGTAGTTCCTGAATGTGATAGTAATTCTATAGCGCAATACGGGATACAAGCTACGTTACCTAAACCACAAGGAGAAAACGGTAGTAAAGTTGAAGATGTAGTAATTAGATTAGAAAGAACAAATAAAAGATACGCACAAATGTTAAAAGAAGTTGAGTTCATCAATCAATCTCAACAAAAATTAGGGCATGTTGATTTTTGTTTCCTAGAACACCTAAAGAAAGGTAGACGTAGAGATAAGATAATAGAGAAGATGCCTAACGCTAAATTGAATAGAAATAATTTTTTAGCACGCAAAGATGAGTTGGCAGAAAAGATTTATCTATTGCAGTGACGATAATGACGAAAATGACTGAAATGACAGTATTTTTCAAAGGGTATATAAATTTTATATAATGAATGTGTAAGAATTACCTCACAAGACATAGTGTTTATCCTTTCGCACTATGGTGGGGTATTCAATATCGAAGTGATTGGATAAGTGTTTATCGTCCTTGATTAGACGTTGCGCATCCGATTGCTTAACTATCCGTCAGAGTGGCGGGTAGTTTTATTGAATCTTACAAATATGAATTTTATATTCATTACCATTTTCATCAGTATCGTCTTTTATATCACCATATATAGAAGCACAGTGATACTTCTTATGTTTAATTAGTTTGTAATATAGCTTTTTTTGTCTTTCTTGTTAGTTATCCGTGAGAACACACGGGTAACTTTTTTATGTATTGATGTGACATAGAGGTGTGACATGAGTACATAAACTCAAATAAATAACAAAACATAATCATTAGGCACTGTTTACGCAGTGTCTTTTTTATACGTCAAATAAAGGTGCTTAACCGTGAGAGTAGGTGGTAATATACGATGACGAAACTGAACCTTAAACAACAAACATTTGTTGATGAGTACATTAAGACAGGTACTGCTTATCAATCGGCAATCAAGGCTGGTTATAGTGAGAAATACGCAAAATCAAGTAGTCATAAATTGTTGGAAAATGTGGGAATAAAAGCAGAAATAGACAAACGAATGGAAAAACTGAAAAAAGATTCAATTGCAGACCAAGATGAAATACTTCAATATCTCACCTCTGTATTACGTGGGGAGGTAACAGACCAAGAGTTGATACCTATTCAAGTTGGCAGAGGCGAAATGGAAGTAGAAGAACTAGAAAAAAGGTCAGATACTAACGCTAGAACTAAAGCTGCAGAATTATTAGGTAAGCGATATATGATGTGGACAGATAAACAACAAATCGAAACGACTGCGATGGTGCATTTCGATGATGATATCAATTAAATTATCTGAACTGTTACCTAAACACTTTCATAGCTTGTGGAAAGCGACTAAAGATAGAGAGAAGCTGAACATAGTAGCTAAAGGTGGACGTGGTAGTGGTAAGTCGTCTGACATATCTATCATCATTACACAGTTAATCATGCGCTATCCTATGAATGCGGTTGTAGTACGTAAGACGGATAATACATTAGCTACATCAGTATTTGAACAAATCAAGTGGGCGATAGAAGAACAAAAAGTGTCACACCTGTTCAAAGTTAAAGTGTCGCCAATGGAAATCACGTATGTTCCTAGAGGGAATCGGATTATCTTTAGAGGGGCACAAAACCCTGAACGATTAAAGTCGTTAAAAGATAGTCGATTCCCTTTTTCTATCATGTGGATAGAGGAGTTAGCAGAATTTAAGACAGAAGATGAAGTTACGACAATTACTAACTCTATGTTACGTGGAGAATTAGATGACGGATTGTTCTACAAGTTTTTCTTTAGTTACAACCCACCTAAGAGAAAACAATCGTGGGTTAACAAAAAATATGAGAGCTCATTCCAACCGGATAATACGTTCGTACACCATTCAACGTACTTAGATAACCCTTTTATATCTAAACAATTCATACAAGAGGCAGAGAGTGCGAAAGAACGTAACGAACAACGTTATCGTTGGGAATATATGGGTGAAGCTATTGGTAGTGGCGTTGTGCCGTTTAACAATTTACAAATAGAGAAGATACCAGATGAATTGTATAAGACATTCGACAACATACGTAACGCAGTCGACTTTGGATACGCTACTGATCCGTTAGCTTTTGTACGTTGGCACTATGATAAGAAGAAACGTATTATCTATGCAGTTGATGAACACTATGGTGTACAAATAAGCAATAGAGAGTTTGCTAACTGGTTAAAACGTAGAGGTTATCAATCTGATGAGATATACGCAGATAGCGCTGAACCGAAGTCTATTGCAGAACTGAAACAAGAACACGGTATCAAGAGAATTAAAGGTGTGAAGAAAGGTCCTGACAGCGTAGAACACGGTGAACAATGGCTTGATGATTTAACAGCTATTGTAATAGATCCTAACAGAACACCTAACATAGCAAGAGAATTTGAGAATATCGACTATGAAACTGATAAAGACGGTAATGTCAAACCGAGATTAGAAGATAAAGACAACCACACGATAGACGCCACTAGATACGCCCTAGAGCGTGACATGAGGCAGAATAAACTTAGCATACTTACGTAAACGAGGTGATTAGCATTAACTGGCCATGGGATAAACCATATCACGAACAAGTGGTAGAACAAATTAAACCGAAGTATGAAACGCAAGAAGAAATGATATTGCGCTTAGTTAGAGAGCATAAAGAGAACATAGACAATATTACAATGGGCGAAAGATATTATAATCATCATCCAGATATACTAGACGCTCCTCCCAAAAGAGATGTGAACGGCGACTATGACGAAACTAAACCAGACTGGCGCATGTATACTAACTACCATCAAAACTTAGTAGACCAGAAAGTAGCTTATGCAGTTGCTAATCCTGTGACATTTGGTGTAGATAATGACAAAGCATTAAAACAAATACAACACACACTTAATCACAAGTGGGATGACAAATTAGTAGATATATTAACTGCTGCAAGTAATAAAGGTATCGAATGGGTCCAACCTTATGTAGATGAAGAGGGAGAATTTAAAACGTTTCGTGTACCTGCAGAACAAGCTGTACCTATTTGGACTAATAAAGAAAGAGATGAACTGCAAGCGTTTATCCGTGTATATGAATTAGACGGAGCAGAACGCGTTGAGTATTGGACTAAAGATGATGTGACATTCTATGAGTTGAAAGAAGGACAACTTATCCCTGATTTCTATCGTAGTGAAGATCATATACAACCTCATTATTATCAAGGTAATAAATTGATGAGTTGGGGACGTGTTCCTTTTATTCCGTTCAAGAACAACCCACAAGAAGTATCTGACTTATTCATGTATAAAACAATTATAGACGCGTTAGATAAGCGATTATCAGACACACAAAACACTTTTGATGAATCAGTAGAGTTAATCTATATCTTAAAAGGTTATGAAGGTGAAGATATGAAAGACTTCATGCATAACTTAAAATACTACAAAGCAATTAGTGTTGCAGGGGAAAGTGGTTCCGGTGTAGATACTATTAAAGTAGAAGTGCCTATTGACTCTGTTAAGGAATACACGAAGATGTTACGTGATTACATTATAGAGTTTGGACAAGGTGTAGATTTCCAACAAGATAAATTCGGCAATAGTCCAAGTGGTATTGCACTTAAATTTATGTACAGTAACTTAGATTTAAAAGCTAACAAGCTAAAGAATAAAACACTTACCGCATTACAAGAGTTATTGCAGTACATTATCGACTTCTACAGATTGGATGTGAAAGTGCAAGACATCGAGATTACATTTAACTTCAACGTTATGGTAAACGAGTTAGAAAACTCTCAAATTGCTATGAACTCTACAGGCTTATTATCTAAAGAAACTATTCTATCTAATCACGCTTGGGTTGAAGATCCTGTAGCTGAAATGGAAAGAATAGAACAAGACAACCTAGAACTCAATCAACAACTTCCTAACATTGAGGAGGGATTGAATGACGAACAACAAAGACAATCCGAAGATAACCAATCAGAATGACATAGATAACTACATCGACAAACTGGTTAATCAAGCAGAGAAAGAAATCGAAATACTATTTGCTAAACGTTTGAAAGAAATCAAACAGATTATTGCGAACATGTATGAGAAATACGATAGAGATGAACCACAAGTGACGTGGACTGAATTCAATAAATACAACAGGCTCAACAAAGAACTTAATCGTATAGGACAGATGTTATCTCAAGACTACAGAGAAGTCGCTAAGGCTATCAAACAATCACAACAGAACGTCTATATCGAAAAGTACATGATGAGCCTATTTTTGTATGAAGTAGCAAGTCAAACGTCTATGAACTTTGATATACCTACTCCGCAGACAATACAGACGGCAATTGAACAACCTATTGAGTTTATCAAGTTAGTACCTACACTACAGAAACATCGTGATGATACATTAAAACGTATTCGTACACACATAACACAAGGCATTATGAGTGGTGAGGGATATTCTAAGATAGCTAAAGCATTAAGAAATGATTTAGGTATGTCAAAAGCTCAATCAGTAAGAGTAGCACGTACAGAAACAGGACGCGCATTGTCACAAGCAGGATTAGATAGTGCAATGGTAGCTAAAGATAACGGACTTGATATGAAGAAACGTTGGTATGCTACTAAAGATACACGCACACGTGATACACACAGACACTTAGACGGCACTTCGGTCGATATTGAAGATAACTTTCACTCAAGTGGTTGTGTAGGTCCTGCACCTAAATTATTTGTTGGTGTAGCTAGTGCAAAAGAGAATATTAACTGTCGTTGTAAGCTTCTTTATTACATAGACGAAGATGAATTACCTACAACGATGAGAACTAAAGAAGATGGTGTGATACCTTTCACTAACTATAGAGAGTGGGAGAAGAACAAACGTAAGCAGTAAATACTCGACCTGAAGTAAGTCGTTAAACTGCTTCTTTTATTTTAATCTTTCGTGTCGTAACACGTTAAAAACGTAAAAGGAGTAGTTAAATATGGACTTATACGCATTATTAGGGCAATTTAAAGACGGTGAAATCGATAAACAGAAAGTGATTGACGCTATTGATGAATCGAAATCAGGTATGGTACCACGTTCTCGACTGAATGACAAGAACGCTGAAATCGATGAATTAAAAGCAGAGATTACTAACCGTGATGAACAAATTGCCAAATTACATGACTCTGTGAAAGATGATAGCGAGTTACAAAAAGAACTCGATGAATTAAAAGATAAAAACACAGAGTGGCAAACTAAGTACCAAGAATCACAATTGAATAACGCTGTTAAGTTAGCTGTTGCGAAAGACGCAAACGACGCTGACGACATTCTAGCTTTCATCAACAAAGATGAACTAGAACTACAAGATGACGGCAAAGTTAAAGGTTTAGATAAAGCGATTGAATCGTTAAAAGAGTCTAAGCCTTATTTATTTGCTGAAAGTAAACCAAGTGGACGCACACCAGACGACGGTAAAAACGTAAATGGTGGAGTCACACAAGAAGAATTTAACAACATGAGCGTTGCAGAGAGAACTAATCTATTCGTTAACGATAGAAAGACTTATGACGCTCTAATAAACAATTAGAAAAGAGGTAATAACATATGGCACAAGGAACAACAACTAAAAGTACACAAATCGTTCCAGAAGTATTAAAACCTATGATGCAAGCAGAATTAGATAAGAAATTGAGATTTGCACAATTTGCAGACATTGACAGTACATTAGTAGGACAACCAGGTGACACTTTAACTTTCCCTGCATTTGTTTACAGTGGTGATGCTACAGTAGTACCTGAAGGACAAAAAATTCCTGTAGACAAAATTGAAACTAACAGACGTGAAGCTAAAATTCATAAAATCGGTAAAGGTACTGATATTACTGATGAAGCTTTATTGTCTGGTTATGGTGACCCTCAAGGAGAAGCAGTACGTCAACACGGTTTAGCTATTGCTAACAAAGTAGATAATGACGTATTAGAAGCTTTACGAGGTACGAAATTAACTGTAAGTGCAGACATCGGCACATTAGCAGGTTTAGAAGCTGCTATTGATACATTTGACGATGAAGATTTAGAACCAATGGTATTATTCATTAACCCTAAAGACGCTGGCAAGTTACGTTCTAGTGCTTCTGCAAACTTCACTCGTGCGACTGAATTAGGCGATAACATTATCGTTAAAGGTGCGTTTGGCGAAGCGTTAGGAGCTGTTATTGTACGTTCTAAGAAATTAGATGAGGGCGAAGCTATTTTAGCTAAACGTGGTGCAGTTAAATTAATCACTAAACGTGATTTCTTCTTAGAAACTGACCGTGATCCTTCAACTAAAACAACTGCTTTATACAGTGATAAACATTATGTAGCATACTTATATGATGAATCTAAAGCAGTTAAGGTTACTAAAGGCGCAGGAACTACAGACTCAGGCGCATAAAAGGAGGTAGTGACGTATGTATAAAGTAATCGAATACTTCACAGACTTACAAGATAACAACTACGAATATAACGTTGGAGATACGTTCCCTCGTAAAGGTTTAAATGTAAGTAATGAACGATTAACTGAACTATCCACAAAAGAGAACCGTCAAAACAAGCCCCTTATTGAGCGTGTAGAGAGCGACAAAGACTTAAAAGGTATGAAAGTATCAGAATTAAGAGAGCTCGCTAAAGAACGTGAAATAGAGGGCTTTTCTAGTATGAAAAAAGATGAACTCATTGAAGCATTAGGAAGTGTTGAGTAATGAACGCACAAGATGTTAAATTATTAAACAATCTCTCACTCGATGATACTTCAAATGACGAAACAATCGAATTACTTATTGAAAAGTATCTGAATGTAGCTGAAGAATATTGTAATCAAACATTCAATAGGAAGTCATTACCTAGTAATGTAGAGAAATTCATTGCTAACTGTATTAAACAAGGTACGACTAGCAATATTTCTTCACGTACTATGGGTACTGTGAGCTACACTTTCGTTACTGATCTACCTAAGGAAACATACGGTTACCTTAAACCATTTAGACGCTTACGTTGGACTGGTTATCATGTTTAATCCATTAAATGAGTTTCCTCATACAATCGAATTAGGCTCAAGAGAGGTTGTAGGAGAGTATCCACGTGAACAAGAGCGCTTTAAGAGCGAAAAAACAATACAAGGATTTATGGATACTCCCACTTCATCTGAACAACTCAAGTTTCATCAAATGAACCAATCATACGACAGAAACCTATATACGCCGTACAGCCTGCCAATAACTAACACAAACTTATTTAAATACAACGGTAAAACTTACGAAGTAGTAGGAGAACCTGTCGACCAAGGCGGGCAACAAGAAATCAACTTAACAAGATTGAGAGAATGTCCTATTGGCTAAGGTTAAATACGGAAATTGGGATTTAGTTAAGGAACTTGAGGAGTTTGAAAAAGAAACGATTAGATGGGCTAAAAAAGGTGTAGCCAAGACAACAACAATTATTCACAATTCAATAGTTAGTAACATGCCTGTTGATACCGGTTATCTTAGAGAAAGTGTTTCTATGGACTTTAAGAAGGGCGGATTAACAGGCGTTATTAATATCGGCAGTGAGTACGCAGTTTACGTCAACTACGGTACAGGGATATACGCAGTCGGTCCGGGTGGTAGTCGTGCAAAGAATATCCCGTGGCGTTACAAAGACGCAGACGGACATTGGCACACAACTAAAGGGCAACATGCACAGCCTTTTTGGGAACCTGCAATCGATGAAGGTAGAGCGTTTTTCAATAAGTATTTTTCATAAGGTGGTTAAGATATGTGGGTATCAGTAGAACGGTATCTGTTCAACAAGATATATAACAAATTAAAGAGTAACCCTATCGTCAGTAAACAACTAGGCGGTAGGGTTTTTGATTGCGTTCAAAAAGACGCTGTTTACCCATATATCGTTGTGGGTGAAACAAACGTCACTAATAAAGAAACGACAACGAGTATGTTTGAAGATGTAGGCGTAACCTTACACGTGTATAGTCAAGCGAGAAATCGTGATGAAGCAGCTCAAATTATTCAGTTTTTAGGCCATGTACTTAATACTGAATTTGAAATCGAACATTACTCATTCATTAAAAGTCGGATTGATACACAAGAAGTTATAACTGACATTGATCAGTACACGAAGCACGGTATCATTCGGCTTATTTTTAAATACAGACACAATACTTTACAAAGGAGTGTAACGAATGGCGCAGAATAAATATATTGCAGCGTTACAAATCGCTGACAAAGATTTAGCGAGCAAGCTAAAAGAAGAAGATGCTATTCTGTTAGCTAGTTTAGCTGAGGGTGGACACACAATCAGTAATGACTTAGCTGAAATGATTACAGGTGGCAAAAAAGACTACGGTCGTAACTCTGTAGAAGAAGAAATCAAGTTAACTGTTGACCGTGTTCCTGGCGACAAAGGTCAAGAAGCTTTAAAAGAGTCAGTTAAAAACTTCAAGCAGTTACGTTTATGGATTTGGGAAGTTAAGAAACGTGACGGTAAACATCACGGTACTTTCGCTTATGTAATTGTAGAAGAGCACGAATGGTCATTTGATGATGAGGATGACAAAATCGAAATCACTGCAAAAGTTAAATTTAACAGTGCTGACGGTTCTGTTGATTCATTACCACCAGAATGGCTCAACCCTAGTGCTGCTGCTCCTACAGTTGAATGGGAAGATATGGGAGCTTATACAGACTCATACGAAAATCGTACACCTAAAGCTGGTGCATAAGCTTTACGAGGGCATTAAGCCCTCTATTTTTTTGTACAAAATAACAGAAAGAGGTTAAATAATGACTGAAAATACAATCAATCCTATTACTGAATTAGAAATCAATGGAGAAGAAGTAGAAGCAAAAGCTACTTTCTTATTCGATAAAGCGGCTAAGAAATTTGCTAAAGATGAGCAAGATGAAAACGGTAAAACTACTAAAGTATCTGGTTTTAATGCTATTTATAACGGTATTTTAGAACGTGATCCAATTGCAATTGCAGACTTTTGGGAATGTGCAACAGCTTATCTAGGTAAGAATGCACCTAAACGTGAAGATATCGAACAAACACTAATGGAAATTATTGATGAAAAAGAAGATTCTATCGAATTATTACAAGGTGCATTGCAAGTATTAAATCATAGTGGTTTTTTCAAGCAGAAATCACGTCTATTCTGGACACAAATGAATTCAGCACCATCTATGGTCAAAGAAGAAGAGAAAGAGTCTACGAAGAACGGTATCGAGTTCATGAAGAACAATTACAAAGAAATCATGGGCGAGCTACCTTACTAGATTATTCAGAAATACGGCAGATAACCAGTCAATACATAGGCTATCTTCCTTATGATGAATTAATGAGTTTGACGCCTAATGAATGGAAAGACTGGGTTGTAGGTCGTAGATTGGCGTTACTTGATGAACAAGAAACTTTATTATTTGGTGCTCAAGCTAACGGTCTTGTGCAAGCTGGTAAATCACTTAAACGATTACAGAAGCAGTTAGAGCGTGCAAGATACGAAGTACGTGGACAGTCAGAAGAATACGAACGTATGAAAGAACGTAAGTTAGCACATAACAAACGCATTAGAAATGTTCAGAAACAAGGTACACGACGCTTTATGAATTCATTACGCAATACTAGTCAAAAAGGAGGTTAGCCATGAATAAAAACTTTATGGCTCGTATATCGGCGATCATTACAGATTTCCAACGGAATATCAGAAAAGCTCAACGTATGGCAAAAACTGAAATACCCGATGAAATCGAAACACAAGTCGATGCGAATATCAGTAAGTTTAAACGAGCCTTAAACACTGCAAAAGCAATGGCTCAACGTTGGCGTGGACACACCGTTGAAATAGACGGTAACAATAACCCTATCAAACGAGCAATTGCAGTAGTTAAAGAGAAATTACAGCAATTAAGAGATAAAGAAGTAGACATAAAAGGGAATAACAATCCCTTAAAACGTTCAGTATTAGGTGCTAAGGCTATGTTGGCAACCTTACATGATAAAACGGTAAAAGTTAACTTTGATACAAGGGGAATGACAAGAGCTCAAGTATTAACTAGAGCTTTAAGTCAGTCTTTAGATGAATACGGCGACAAAATGGATAGATTAGCTACTCGTATTCGTACATTTGGTACTGTGTTTGGACAACAAATCAAAGGTGTGCTAATCGCTAGTTTTCAAGGTCTTATTCCTATTATAGCTGGTTTAGTACCCGCCATCATGGCAGTAGCTAACGCATTAGGCGTAGTTGCTGGTGGTGCATTAGGTGTAGCTGGTGCATTTGGTATTGCTGCAAGTGGTGCGTTTGCATTTGGTGCTATGGCAGTAAGTGCAATTAAAATGTTGAATGACGGAACATTACAAGCCACTGCACAAACAAGAAGATATCAAGCGTCTTTAGAACAAGTTAAGTCAACTTGGGAAGGCATTATCAAGCAAAATCAAGCACAGATTTTCAACACTCTATCTAACGCTTTAGACACTGTTAACGTAGCTTTAGGGCGTATGAAACCATTCTTAGCAGGTATCTCTAAAGGAATGGAACAAGCGTCACAGAGTGTCTTAAAATGGGCTCAAAACAGTCAAACCGCCAGCAAATTCTTTAACATGATGAATACAACAGGCGTTAAGACATTCAACACATTATTAAGTGCTGCAGGACGTTTTGGTGACGGACTTATTAATGTGTTCACGCAGTTAGGTCCACTATTCTTATGGACTGCTAAAGGTTTAGATAATTTAGGTAAGAAGTTCCAAAACTGGGCTAACAGCGTAGCAGGTCAGAACGCTATTAAATCATTTATTGAATACACTAAAACTAATTTACCTAAAATAGGTCAAATATTTGGCAATGTATTCATGGGTATTGGTAACTTGATGAAAGCATTTGCTCAAAACAGTTCTAATATCTTTGATTGGCTAGTTAAAATGACTGCTAAGTTTAGAGAATGGTCTGAACAAGTTGGTAAATCTGAAGGGTTTAAAAAGTTTGTTCAGTATGTACAAGAGAATGGTCCAGTCATTATGGATCTAATCGGTAATATTGTAAGAGTATTGGTTGCGTTTGGTACTGCAATGGCGCCAATAGCAAGTGTGATATTAAAAGTAGTAACAGCATTAGCTGGTTTCATAGCTAAATTGTTTGAAACACACCCAGCTATAGCTCGAATGGTTGGTATAGGTATGATACTCGGTGGTATGTTGTGGGCTTTACTAGCACCAATCATCGCAGTAGGTACATTATTAGAAACATTCTTTAGTAGTAGTCTATTCAAAGCTATGACTAAAATGTTAGCTTTTGCTAGAAACACTCAAATACTTAGAAGCGCGTTAAACCTAGTGAAAATCGCATTTAGACTTCTCATGAGCCCTATTAGTACAATTATGCGTATCTTACCTATGTTAAGTGGTGCTTTCCAAGCATTGGGTGTAGCTATAGGCGCGATTTCATGGCCTGTATTGGCTATCATAGGCGTTATCGTTGCTTTAATAGGTATTATTGTTTGGTTATGGAAAACGAACGAGAATTTCAGAAAAACTTGTGTTGAAGCTTGGAACACAATTAAAGATACGATAATGAACGCTGTAAAAACAGTGATTAACTGGTTTAATCAGTTCAGAGCGTCTATCGAACAAACGCTCCAACCAATTATGCCTATCTTACAAATGTTAGGACAAGTTGCAAACCAAGTTCTCGGCTTCTTATTCATCAGCCTCATCAATGGTTTAGTAACTGCTTTCCAATCTCTTTGGACTGTGATTTCAGTAGTATTCACTGCGATAGGTGGAATACTACAAGCTGCTACGCAATTGATTTTCGGTTTGTTTACTGCATTAATACAGCTCCTTACTGGAGATTTTTCTGGTGCTTGGCTAACTTTACAAACTACGATTTCTAATGTAATGACTACGATTTGGAATACTTTAGTATCAATTTGGAACCAGATTTCTAACTTCATATTCAACGTTTTGAACAGAATACTTGGTACTAATATCACAAGTTGGAATCAAATTTGGTCTGTGATTTCAGGCGCAGTTACTAGAATTTGGAACACGGTGTCAAGTTGGTTTTCACGTGTAGTTTCAACCGTTGCTCAAAAAATGATGCAAGCACTCAGTCGTATCATTTCTGGTGGTGCACAATGGGTTTCAAGTATCATTTCTGCAATGAGTAGATTTTTACAAGCAGTAGTTAGTGGTTTCTTCAGAGTGGTTGGCGCTGTTGGAAATGGCATGACAACTGCATTAAATCGAGCTCGAAGTTTTATTGGAGGTTTCTTTCAAGCAGGTGTTGATATGATAGCTGGAATGATTAGAGGTATCGTTCAAAAAGCTAAAGATTTAGCAGCAGCTGCATGGAACGCTGCAAAAGGTGCATTGAACGCTGCAAAAAGTGCTTTGGATAGTCATTCTCCTTCTCGTAAATTCATACAACTAGGTAATGATAGTATGACTGGATTAGGTATGGGTATCTCTGAATATGCAGGAAAAGCTGCAAGAGAAAGTAAATTAGCGGCGTTAAAAGTTATGGATGCCTTCAACGCAGACTTAAAACCGGACTTTTTAGAAGAAGGATTGGCTGGTTTAGGAAATTCTTTCGATGCACATATGAGTAAAGACGTACGCCATAGCATGCAAGAGAACAACAAACCTATCGTTAACGTGACTGTTCGCAATGAGTCAGATATACCAGCTATTAAATCTTACATTGAAGATTCCAACTCAAAAGACGCAAGTTTCGGATTATTTTAAAGGAGTGATTGTTAATTGATATTACATGATGTTGAAGTTTACAAAAATAAAGAACGTTTGCGTATTAGTAACAATCGCTTTACTGGTACTGCGTTGAGAGTTGTTTCTTACGATGTTAAAGGTGCAGGCTATGACCGAAAGTTTGATGAAATCGATCGTGTTAACGGTAGATTTCATAATGCTACTAAAGAAGAAAAGAAAAGTATATCTATGACGGTTAGGTACGATGTAGAAAAGATAGCTTATGCTTCTCATTTAAAAGCGAACATACAAGCCATGCTAAGAGGTCATTTTTATCTTAGAGAATTAGCAGCGTCTGAAAGTGAAATTAAATTCGAGAATATATTCGAACCTAAGGAACAATCTTTTGAACTAGAATATGTTGACGGTAGGCAGATACTTGTTGGCTTAGTTAATGAAGTGTCATTCGATACTACTAAAACGTCAGGTGAATTCACACTAGATTTCGAAACGATTGAATTACCATACTTTGAGAGTATTGGGTATAGTACAGATTTAGAAAAAGAGAGTGGTAATTTGAATAAATGGGGTATTCCAGACAAAAACCCGTTCAACACATCTCATAAAGAACGTAGATACACATTCTATGATACTAAAGTGGGCGATGTATATTACGGTGGTACAGCTGAAATAAATCAATTTAACCAAGATAGTGTTGTAGAAATGGTTCTAGGAGAAAACGTTAGCAAAAAAGATAGTGACGGTTTCAACTTCTACATGACACATAGCGACATTATGAAAATAAGTGGTTTAGAGTTGAAAGCAGGAGATGTTATAAAATTTGACGGTATCCATGTATATCGTAATAACTTACGTATTGATGATTACAACAAGACAAAACAACAACCTGTATTAATGCCTGGTTGGAACACTTTCCATACTACTAAGAAACTTCAAAAAATCACGTTTAAACACAAAAGATATTACTTGTAAGGAGGTTGCTTAATTGCCAATATTATTAAAAACGTTACAGGGCATTGGGCAATCCCTACCTGTAGAAACAAAATTAAACGAGAAATTAAATGAAGATGGCTCCTTAGAAATAGAAATGGTAGAAAACAAAGCTACATTTGACGCTATAGGGGCTATTACTAAAATGTGGACGATTACAGGCGTTGGTGGTGCTGATGATCTAAACGAATACCGTATCGTTATGTTAGACAAAACAACTGTAGGTCAAAAGGAAAAGTTAACAATCAAAGCGCGTCCTGTCGAATTAGATGACCTAAACAATTTAAGAGTGTACGAAGTATATAACGGTAGTTTTACAGGAAAAAGTTACTTTGATTTAGTTTTTAAAGATACCGGTTATAAGTATGAATTACACGCTAAGGTTTCATCTTCCAAATTCGAAAATCTAGGTAACCACGATACCAATTTAGAATTATTCAAAAAAGGTTTGGAAAGATATAACTTAGAATATGAATATAACGCCAAAACAAAGACATTTCATTTATATGATATTGTTCAAAGAAAAGCTAACTATTACATTAAAGCAGGTGTCAATGCTAATAATGTAAAAGTCCAAGAAGATGCTTCTAAGTGTTACACATACATCAGAGGTTATGGTGGCTTTGATGAGCAACAAACTTTCAACGAAGCCAGCTTGCAATATGAGTATACACACCCCTTAGCTGACTTAATAGGCAAACGCCATGCACCACCTGTTGTAGATGGACGCATAACTAAAGGGGATACACTCAAAAAAGCTATGGAGTTAGTTATACAAGAAAGTTTAAAAACGTCTGTAACACTAGATTTTATTTCTTTGCAAAAACATTTTAAAGAAGCAGTACCTAGAGTTGGGGATATTGTGAATGTGATTGATGATTTAATAGGTTTAAATGAGTTTGTTAGAATTATCGAAATCACTACGCAACGAGATATTAACAACAAGATTATCAAACAAGACGTAGTGCTTGGGGAATTTAGATTACAAGATAGATACATGAAAGCAGTAAACACTGCTGCAAATTATGTTAAAGCTATTAAGTCTAACAAATCTGATCCAGCTAAAGACTTAAGGATGATTCAAGCTCAAAACAACGCAAATACTAAGACTGCACAAGATTTGCAGAAGAAAACCGATGAAATAAAAAGAAGATTAGAAAGCGCGCATGCTAAGAGTGTTACAACTGCAAACGGTACTATTGTTCACGACTTTACACCTAAGTCTAAGATTAGGAAAGTTAAAACAATAGGTACTATTGGAGATTCTGTCGCTAAAGGTACTGGTGCTAAAACTAACTTTACTCAAATGTTAGCTAAGAAGATAAAGGCTAAATCAACAAACTTAGCTGTTAGTGGTGCGACAATGAGCACAAACAAAGATAATAGCATTTATGAACAAGCGACCAAAATTAAATCTGATTTAATCATTGTGCAAGGTACAGATGATGATTGGACTAATGATATTAATATAGGCACTGATAAAACGGATACTAAAACGTTTTACGGTGCCTTTTATAGTGCTATCACTAAAATCAAGAGTAATAACCCTAACTCTAAAATAATTGTTATGACACCTACTAAACAATGTTATATAAAAGACGGCAAAACCGTAAGAAAAGACACTACTAAGAACGATTTAGGTCACACTTTAGCTGATTATGTAGATGTTCAAATAGACGCTTGTAACGAACTGGATATACCTGTTTATGACGCTTATCATTCAACACAATTCAAACCCAATATACCTTCGTACAGAAAATCGAGTATGCCTGACGGGGTACACCCTAATGAAAAAGGGCACGAGGTCATTATGTACGAATTGATTAAAAACTTTTATGGTTTTTATGGCTAAGGAGGTCAAAAAATTTGAAATTAGATAACTTAATTACGAAACTTCACTCGTACTTTAGTCAAAAGTTTGTAAGTCAACTTGAGAATAACTTCGAACAAATAAAATACTGGACTAATAAAAGTGATGATAGCTTTAACGAGCATTTAACCACTCAAAAAAATGCGCATACAACTGATCAAATCAAACACAAAACTACAAAAGGTAAAGATGTCGTATTATCTAATCATGAAAATTATCAAGATGAACTTATTGAACATCTTGTGTTAGGTCATAACGGTGATGGCAATAACGAATTAAAAGCTAGTCACACATCAATGGACGCTCAAAGTTTCGATTCTTTACACCAACGTCTATATCACGACTTTTTAAGAGAAAGTAACGCTAGAGAAGAACTAAGAGCCGACTTAACTAAGAAAATACAACGTATTGTTAACGTTGATGACTTTGGCGGAGATCCTACAGGTCAAAAGGACAGTACGAAAGCTTTCCAAGACGCATTAGGTAACGGCAATGTACAGGTAACTATGAGTGGTGGTACTTACCTTACAACAGGTATTAAAATGCCTAACAACTCTCGTTTGGTAGGACAAGGTAAAGACATTACTACAATTAAGTTTATGGACGAAACACCTGCAGAAAATATTGGTATCACTAACTTAAAAATGAGTGGTGGAGCTGAAAACATTTCATTAGAAAGTTTTTCGTTCAACGGGAATAAGTTTAGACAAAATAAAACACTTAAAGCTACCGGTGGTTCTCGTTCATCTAACATTAGATTTGCGGGTGTAACTAATGGATATATCTATAACGTTAAATCATATGACGCTTTACTACACTGTATCGATGTAACATATGCAAATGACAATTATTACTACGAAGGCGATGGAAACAGAGTGCCTTACGCATTAGAAAGTAAGCATATTCATATTGATAATTGTGAGGTATATGGTTGCGGAGATGATGGTATCACTACCCATCACTCTCGTTACATTACAATTTCTAATTGTTATGCACATACACCAACAGGCGGAAGTAATAACAACGGTGTAGAAATTGACGATGGCTCACAATATGTGTTCTTATCAAACAACAGAACCAAAGGTAACTTCGGTGGTTTAGAAATCAAAGCACACAGTAATGCAAGTGCTGCAAGTGGTGTGTTCGTTAACGGTCACGTATCAATCGAAGATACAAGAGCTTACAACATTCGACACATCGGTCATCATAGAGCTAAAACGGACAATAAAAGTTTGACTGCTTATGACGTGGTGCTAAATAATTGCTTAGCTTTAAACCCTAAATACAATGGTGTGTATCCAGGCTCAACACCTAGAGCATTATTAATCAGTGCTTATAAAAATGTATCAGTCAATAATTTCACTGCAATTGGTGATGATGATTTCGGAAAATTAGAAGGTGGAAAACTAGATAAAAAACAACCAGCAATAGCCATCCAATTCATGTCCGAAAACATCTCGCTTAATAATATTAATGTGCGTAACTTTAAAAATGCAGAAGTAGATATTAGATTATTTGGCGGAGATAATAGACCTTCAAGAGTTATTTTAAACAATATCAATATTTGGAATTCATCTAACAATATCGGTATCGGTGTTGGAAGTAAAATATACGATACTAAAATAACTAATTGTAACTTACACGGTAATGGTTCGGGCATAGGATTACGTTTGACAAATAACCACGCTATGATTAGTGGTATCACAGCAAACAATTATTCAACACCTGCATGGATAGCCGGCGAAAAATACGACACACCTCCTACAGTTGGAAAAGGTGGTGCTAGTATAGCGTCTACAGGAAGTGCAGGCGTAGCTAATGCTAGTGCAGTTATTGCGTCAACAGGTGGTTCGAAAGCATACAGTAATCGTAGCTTTGTATTAGGTTCTGGTGCTAACTCCAAATCTTATGGATCACGTAGTGGTATTATCAACTCGTTAAATTCAGAAACAGACAAGTCAGGACACACACAATTAATTCTTAATAGTAATCGTGTTAAGTCACCTGGTAACTATCATGTTGTCGCTGGATATGGTTCTAGTGGTAATGCTTCTACATCTAACATTAAATTTGATTTAAGCACTTATTCAGGAAACTTAACTTTAGCAGGTCAACTTAAACAAGATAGTGCCGATATCGCAGAGTTATTTGAGTCACAAAATGGATTAGCAATTGATTTAGGAACTATCGTTACTTTAGACGGAGATAAAATAAGAAAAGCACAACCTAGCGACGAGCCTATTGGTGTTATTTCTGGCACTGCTGCATTAGTCGCTAATGAAAAAACATTCCACCATAAAGACAGATTCTTAAAGAACGAATACGGTGTAACAATTACAAACAGAAAACAAGTTGAGTTTGTAGACGATGAGGGCAACGTTTCATTCGAATGGCGTGATGTACCAGTAGAAAACCCTGATTATGACGATAGCATTAGTTACGAATCTCGTTCAGAAAGACCTGAATGGAATGTAGTCGGATTATTAGGCCAAATCTACACAAACATTGAAAAAGACGTTATACCAGGTGACTATATCAATGGTAGAGCAGGTGTGGGTTACAAAGATAATGTAAATGGTAAAGGTAGAGTCATGAAGATAACTTCTGAATACACTGAAGAACGTGGCTGTGCAATAGCATTAGTATTGTGGGGTGCTAAATAATGGAATTAGAAAAAGTAGGTAAACTCGATTTAAATGAAGAACCATATTTACAACCGATATCTAATAGAGGTATCGGTTTTTATAATCTCGATAAAAACACCGCTAAATTTCAATTTGTAGTACAAAAAGATAACAAACCTTTGTTAATCAGTGACAAAAACGTTAAGGGTTATGCTTTCTTTAAAGCTACAAACGGAACAGAAGAAAAACGACCTAGTACATCAGGTGTATTAGACGTAGAATTCATTGATCCGATGAAAGGATTGATAGGTGTTACGGTGCCTCAATGGTTTTTAAAAAACGTTGTCGATTCTGAAGTGTTGGGTGAAATTTACTTATCACTCAATGATGTAAACAATGTAGGAAAAGACGACACTGTTGTATTAGGTACTTTTAAATTTACAGTACGTGATAGTCTTATTAATCAAATAGAAAGTGATATCAAAGTATCTTACATTCGTATGTTTGATGACTTACGCACAGAATTAGAAAAGAAAGTGCAACAACTCAAACAAGATATAGGCGATACACAAACGCTGATTGAATCTATTAAGCAAACAGCTGAAGAATATCTCGTTAAAATAAACAAGGCTCAAGCAGACGCTCTTATTGCCATTACAGACGCGTTACTTACTTCTAATCAAAGTATCGATTTAGAAAGAGAAGAAGCTTTAAGACAAATAGATGCTAAACGTGACGCTATCAAGACAGATTATGATTTGGCTTCTGATACGTTCAAAAAAACTTATGATAGCAATGTAGACGCTTTTAATACAAATGTTAATCAGGCTAACACAACAATTGACGAAAAACTACAAACATTCAACGAAACTCTTGAAAGAGATGGTTTTACTACCCCTGAATATGTAGAAAATAAGTTTACAGAAAAGAATTGGCAAAAATTTAAATTAACAAATGATGATGGCACTAACTTTTATGACTCTAGCTTACAAATAGATTTCGATAATAATGAACAATTAACTGCTTTACCTATTGGCACACGATATGTTGCTTTAACACTAAACAACCCTCCTGAAACTAACAACAATGGTTGGTTAACGAAGTTAAAAAGAGGTGATGACGCAATACTAATACGTTATCAACCTTACAATTCAACCGTTATATACCAAAAAAGATTTTACAAAACGTGGAGTGGTTGGGAGCGTGTTGGTTCAGATGTTGTAGATACTGGTTGGATTGATTTGCAACTAGTAAATAGTGCATCCCCTCATAATGATTTAGTTTCTAAAGGTGGTTTCACTAGTGCGTATAGAACAATTACTCAAAATGGTATTACTAGAAAAATGATACGCATTAATGCAACAACTATCAAACACGGTCAAACTATTGCGATGTTACCAAAAGAGTTTGTTAGAAACTTAGTATTTTTCTCAATTAGTGCACCTAGAAATAAAAATAATGGACGTATTTCGTTGAACACGTCAGGAACGGTGAACTTTGATGCTACTGTAGATCCTAGCGCATGGACTGATACAGATTATATCTATGGTCAATACGAATGGACGGAGTGATGAAATGAAAGTAGTTTATTTATGGAAAAACGGACAAGCTGTTATCGTCTATAAAAATGAAGAAGATGAATATGTTTATCCGAATGAAAAATGGACAGACAACAAACCTCCACAAGGTATTATATTGCCTTGCTATTACGACGGTAAGCAATGGGTAGGTCAAACTGAAGAAGAATTAGCGAAGTCACTACCTAAAATAGAAACTCCTGTCGATAATAAAGATATAGCTATAGCCGAACTAACAAATCTAGTAGTTGATTTACAAGAAGAAGTGAACGATTTAAAACAAACTATTGCTCGTTTAACAGAAGAACAAGCAAACCAAAAATTGGGGGAATCTTAATATGGATAAAGTAGTAATCGATTTATATAAAAAGGGTTTATACACTGACGAAACTTTTAAAAAGTTTGTTAGGGTTAGATGGATTACGCCAGAACAATTTAAAGAAACAACAGGTAAAGATTACGAGCCACAGGTTAAATAACTTGTGGTTTTATTTTTTAAGTAAAGTTGGTGCTATATGAAAAATAATATGAAAGATTTAACTTTAGCTGAAATCATAGCTTCTGTAATGGTTTTTTGTTATGGCTTCAGAGAATTTTTAAGAGGCTTTTTTTGGATAAAAGAACAAGACGATGTTTTAGATGACAGTTCTTTTTACTTAGCTTTAGATAACATTTTGCCTATTTGGGGGTGGGGAATCATTGTTATGTTAGCAGGCATCATTGTCATCATTTCGGCAATATTTGTTAGCTCTGCAGACCAAAATTCTAATTTTAGTAAATTTATTTTAGTCGGTGGTTTTATGTCTGCTATCTTATATTTCTTGATGACGAGTGCAAGCATCTACCACTCTATAAATTGGCTTACAACTGTTCATATGGGCTTGATGTCAGCGACAGGATTTGTTGTTTCTTACATCGGAGGTGCTGATTTATATGCCAGAAGAAAGTAATTACGTTTTAAGGCATGAATGGATTGAAAGTAACGGTAAAATATACGAGAAGATAAATGAAAATGACAGAAAAAACATTGAAGCCTTAAGCGATTTAAGAACGAAAGTTGAGACACAAACCACCTTACAACAACAAACATACGAAGCTCAAAAAGAAACTAACATCAATATCAAAGACTTAACTAGTGTAATGACTAAGGTAGGCACGGAAATGACTGATATAAAGTATAAAGTAATGTCACATGATGAAAAAATAGATGCAATACAAGGTAGCATTGAAACTAAGAAAAAAGGTAGTGTGCAAGTAATAGTAGCGCTAATTGGGTTAGCCGGAACTATCGTTGGTGGTGCCTTTGCGTTTGCTCAAGCCTTTTTTTAAAAGTCGGTACATATTGTATCGGCTTTTTATTATGCCAGAAATGAGGTGCATATATGGGATTACCTAGTCCTAAAAGAAGAAAACCTACTGCTTCGGAAGTTGCAGCATGGGCAAAAAGAATGATTGGCAGAAGAGTTGATGTAGATGGTTATTATGGCGCCCAGTGTTGAATCTAGCACCTTTGATGAGTAATCATCATAGCAAACTCCTCTAATTCATGGGAACCCTAAACAAGTTATGTTGTAGGCAATCATGAGCGAAGCCTATAAATAGGAACGTGCAACGACTAGTCGAAAGACGTACACTCAAGCGAGTGGAAACGGGGAGCAACCTAATAGGTTGATGATATAGTCTGAACATTCATAGAAATATGAAGAAGGTGACAAGTGGCGATTGTCATCGTAACAAAATTGTGGGATTTACCAAACTACATTTTCAATAGATATTGGCATTTCAAAACAACAGGAAATGCGATTGCTATGGCGTGGTATAGATATCCTAAAGGGTTCAAATTCTATAGGAATACTAGAAACTTTGTTCCGAAACCCGGAGATATGGCTGTATGGGGTACAGGTTCTTTTAATAATGGCACAGGACATACAGCTGTTGTAGTAGGTCCATCTAACAAGCGTTACTTCACCAGTGTGGATCAAAATTGGCGAAATGCAAACGGTTATACCGGTTCTCCCGGTTCGTTAGAAAAACACACATACTATGGTATAAGTGGGTTCGTCAGACCTCCCTACCACGCAGAAACTAAGAAACCATCGAAACCAAGTAGTACACCGTCCAAACCCTCTAATGAAAACACTCCTAAAAACACAAAAGAACAAACGAAACCTATAACTAAAGAGGTTACCAAAGTTTCCTATACATCATTCGCATACGATTTAGACGATGATTTGGAATATATTTATCATTACATGGTTGAAGGACAAAAGTTGATAGGGAAGGTAAAAGGTATATATATCAAAGAGAGTACACATATGCGTTCTGTTGAAGAATTGTATTTACAACGTAATAAATATGTGAATGAAGATGAATACCCTCATGTATATATTGACCGTGAGCGTGTATGGACACCTAGACCTGATTCAGAAGAAGCACCAGAACATCCAGGTTGGCTTGTTATGGAAGTTTGCGGAGGACAAACGGATAGTAAACGCCAATTCATGCTCAATCAAATCAGAGCGTTAATCTACGGCGTTTGGTTGCTAAGTTGGAGTAAGGTAAAACTATCTGAATCATCAATCAAAGCAGACCCTAATATATGGCGTTCTATGAAAGATTTAATTAATTACGACTTAATCAAAAACGGTATTCCTGATGAAAGTAAATATAAAGAAGTTGAAAAGAAAATAATAGGTTTATATTTAAAAAGAGATAAATTACTCACAGAAACGATTACCACAACAACTACAAAGACAACCATAAAGATTAAACCTAAAACTTCGGTCGATAACCCTGAACAGAACGACAAACCGACAGACAAAAAAAGCAAAACAACAAACAGAACTTCGAATAAACCTCGTGTAGTTGTAGAGAAAAGTAAATATACTTTCCAACAAGCACTGAACGCGCAAATGGCACATGGTATGCCTCAAAAATCTTACAGTTGGGGTTGGGGCAATGCTTCTAGGTCACAAACAAGTAAGTATATGAACCCTAACACTATATGGAATAGTTCAGTACAAAGGTATCAAATGTTGGATTTAGGTAAGTATCAAGGTATACCAGTAAGTAAGTTGAATAAGATACTTAAAGGTAAAGGTACTTTATCCGGTCAAGGTAAAGCTTTCGCAGACGGTTGTAAGAAATACAACGTAAATGAAATATACTTAATTGCTCACGCATTCTTAGAAAGTGGATATGGCCGTAGTAACTTTGCCAGTGGACGTTATGGTATTTACAATTACTTTGGTATTGCAGCATATGACAATAACCCTAATGCTTCCATAGCTTACGCTAGAAGACAAGGTTGGACGAGTCCACGTAACGGTATTATAGGTGGCGCTAAGTTTGTTAGAAAACAATATTTTAATAAAGGTAAAAACACATTATACAGAATGCGTTGGAACCCTAAAAACCCTGGTTACATGCAATACGCTACTGCGATTGAATGGTGTAACTTCCAAGCTACAACTATTAGTAGCTTATATAAAAAAGTAGGATTAAAGGGTATGTACTACATTCGAGATAAATATAGATAACAAGGCTATTCACTGTCAGTGGGTAGCCTTTAATAATCAATAAGAGGTGCATTTATGGTACAAAAATTACAAGATGTAGAAACAAATATTAATGTTAGTACTGTAGAAAATGGCTTTATAGGAGCTAATTTCTATACAGAAGACGACGGATCTTCATATATTCGCATTGCTATTAAAGATAACAACGAGGCCCTTAACTTCAACAACACGGATATGACACCTCGATTAGATTTATTTAGTTCAGATGGTTCTATATTTACAAATGAACCTTTAGACATCCTTGTTCCAGAAGGAGGGGTTATCCAATATAAGGTATCAGACAATGTTATTAAACATGCAGGTAGAATGGATGCAAAGTTATTTTTAGCTAATAGTAAAGATAGTGTGCATGTCGCTAACTTTTATTTCACTATCACAGACAGTGGAATGACTGGACCGATTGGTAAAGAAATTCATGTAGATTCGTTACAAGATTTAGTAAAAAATGTTATGAAAGAGAATGCTATAGGATTATTAGATGATGATTTTAAAGATAAGTTAGAAAACGATTTAAAAGTATATATGGAGGAAAATGCTGATACATTCAAAGGAGAACAGGGCGCTCAAGGCGCAATTGGTCTACAAGGACCTAAAGGAGAGCCTTTCCGATACGAAGATTTCACGCCAGAGCAACTCGCTAATTTGAAAGGAGAGCGGGGCGTACAAGGTATTCCTGGTGAAGATGGGAAACCATTCACATATAGTGATTTCACTCAAGAGCAGTTAGAGTTGTTAAAACCTAACTGGACGGACACAGATTGGCAATCACTTCCACTTGTTAATGGAGTTGCACAAGCCGGCATATATAACAAACCTTCTTATAGACTGGTTTCAATTAATAATGTTAACGTAATATTCATTAAAGGTGCAATAAGTGGCGTAAGTATGAAAGAAATGGCTTTTGCGAAATTCCCTAAAAACATTGGGGATATGATAAAAGATTATAAACAATACACGAAATCGAGTATTAATACGAGTCAAGCGATTATCTATAATATCACCATCGCTCAAGGTGGCGATTTAAAAATTACATTTGATCCTAAGTATGAAGTGAAGTCGTATGACATGTACTACATTGAAGGAACAATTGTTTTATAGGAGGTAAAATATGAAAACAAAACAAATTTATTTCTATGATGGAACTCCATATTTGGTTATAGAAAACAAAAGAGGAGACATGGAATTCCCGAAAGGAAAATGGACAGAGATAGAACCTCCGGAAGGGATATTTACCCCTTGTCATTTTGACGGAGAAAAATGGATAGGAACATCACATGAAGAATGGTTAAAAAAACAACCTAAAGTTGAAATAGAAGAAATTCCCGATGATAAAGATATTTTAATATCGGATTTAACTTTACAATTAATGAAAACACAAGATACAGTAGCAAATCTACAAAATGATATAGCGAATTTAACATTACAAGTTTTGGAGAGTGATATTAATGCGTAACATAGGTATCAGATACTATAAAATGGGTTTATACAATGAAGAACAATTTGCTTTATTTGTTAAAAGAGGATTTGTAACACCAGAAGAATACTTAGAATTAACTGGTGTTGAATACGATCCTGAAAAAGCACATGCATAACTAATTCACCGGACTAAAAAGTCCGGTTTTTTATTGGAGGTAAAACATGCTAATAAATGTACTTAATTTAAATGACTCTCAAGACGGTAATCGCATTAAACAAGGCGATTTATCACATATGCGTTATATCCTAACAGATACTAACAACGATGATTTAAAACTTGACGGATTACCTGCAAAAGTATTTTTGACAGATGAAAAGGGTGTTAAATATATCTACGACACAACTGTTAGAAAAAGTGATGATAAATATACTTGCGATGTAGTTATCAATCAAATTATCCCTGCTAACATATACACACTGGAAATATGGGTGGATAACAAGTATGTATTCCCGTCTGATAAGAAAACGAAAATTCAAGTGACAGAGAGTGTGATTGGTAGACAATTAATCAACACACAAAACCATGATTTATGGCAAGAAATGATTGAATACGGTGTAAAAAACGGATTAATTAAGAATCAAACTGAAAGCGAAGAAAATTTTGTCATTGGAGAAAACGAACCGACTGACACAACTAAAATTTGGATTGACACTACTGGAGGTAATGAATAATGAAAGCTATACCTAAAATTTTTGACAAAGAAAAAGGGCAATGGATTGAGTTAATGGCTAAACCTATAGCAGAGGAAGTAGTTAAAATTATGAAAGAAGATTGGTTGTCTAATAAAAAAACGATTGATTATTGGTTGCTAAGCTATAAAGAACAAGGTATGGCTGAACCTATTCAAGTTGCTATATTTACTGATGGCAATGAAGTTGATGAAACATTAAAAAGTAATTTAGAGTGGAGTTTTAACGGTTATGTATCTAATCTACAAAACAAAAAACTCTTTAATTTACAGGGTTTTATAAACGATTGCTATAGTAGAAAAATAGAATTACCTAAACAATTCAAAGTCAACGCTACTGTAAATTTCGATAGTTTAGATGAGCCTATTTACTTACAGGAAATCGACAATATAACTACTAATGTTGATGTAATAGGTATGTTAGATGAATCTTCTAAAGGTTCGATTGAAGTTAAGTATATTTATAACGATCACCCTATAGAAGAGAAGAAATTAATAAAAGAGAACAAGTAATTTAAGTCAACGTTTTGCGTTGGCTTTTTAATTTATATAAAAGGAGATATGAGTATGAAAACAGATGTAGGTTCAATTGTAAGAACAATCGTATTTATTTTAGCTTGGGTTAACCAATTTTTAGCTACTAAAAACATTTCGCCTATTCCAGTAGATGAAGTGACTATTAGTTCTATTATTACTGGCGCAGTTTCCCTGTGGACATGGTGGAAAAATAATAATTTCTCTCACGCAGCGCAAAAAGGACAACAAAAGTTACATGAAGTTAAAGCTGGAACAAATTCTACAGGTGGTGCGCCTCAAACGAATGGAGATGATTTCTAATGGTATCTGTTAGAACATATAAGCAATCAATTGCATATTTAAAAAGTTTAGAGGGCAAAGCGTTAAACCCTGACGGTGCTTATGGTTTCCAATGTTTCGACGTAGCTAACCAATATTGGCTTTATTTATTCGGTCATACTTTAAAAGGTGTGGGTGCTGCAGACATTCCGACATGGAACAATTTTACAGGAGAAGCTACTGTTTATGAGAATACACTATCATTTTTAGCTAAGCCTGGAGATGTTGTAATATTCAATAGAAATTATGGTGGGGGTTATGGTCACGTAGGTATCGTTATTTCTGCTACTTCTAACTCTATAACTATACTGGAGCAAAATTGGGTTGGCGGTGCGTATTGGACACCTCCTGAAGTTACTACAAGACGTACACATGGCTACGACTTCCCTATGTGGTTTATTAGACCTTTCTACGCTAAAGAAACGACTAAGAACAAAGTTAAAAGTAAAGCTAAACCAGTTAAGAAAGCAAAAGCTAAGAAAGGTAAGAAAATCTTGCTTGTTGCAGGTCATGGTAAAGGTGCTTATTCAAATGATCCAGGTGCCGTAGCAAACGGATATAATGAACGTGACTTCAATAGAAAGGAAATTATTCCTAGAATAAAGAAATATCTTGAAAGTGTAGGTAATACAGTTGTTTTATACGGTGGCAAATCAATGAATCAAGACTTGTATCAAGATACGTTATATGGACAACGTGTAGGTAATTATTCCGACTATGGTTTATATTGGGTTAAAAAGAATGTTAAGCCTGATGTCATTGTAGAATTCCACTTAGACGCTGCAAGCCCTCAAGCAAGTGGTGGTCATGTCATTGTAAGTGACAGGTATCCTGCAGATGATATAGACAAAGCGTTATCTAGCGCATTAGGTAAGACGGTTGGTAAAATTAGAGGTGTAACACCTAGAAACGATTTATTAAACGCTAATGTTACCGGACAACTTAATTTGAATTACAGATTAATAGAATTAGGCTTCATCACTAGTAAAAAAGACATGAACTATATCACTAAGAACGTCAATGAGTTTACTAAACGACTTGCCGAAGCTATTAACGGTAGACAAATCAATGCACCTAAGAGCAAACCGTCTAAAGCTAAAACAACGTGGAACTGGGGAGGTAAATTCACTGCTAACAGTACTATTAAAGTACGTAAGTCACCTGGACTTAAAGGGAGTGTAGTTGAAAGTGGTTCGTGGTTATACAAGGGGAATTATGTTCCTTTCGACCAAGTAATCAAAAAAGATGGGTATTGGTGGATTAGATTTAAATATGTTAAGCCAGGCTCAAGTAATAAACATTTCTATTGTGCCGTTTGTAAAATCACAGACAAACAGCAAAAAATTAAAAATGAAAAATACTGGGGTGAAATAGACTGGAAATGATATAATTAAATTACCACGTCATTATACAAGGGTAGTCGCTATGGCTACCCTATTTTTTATTGTATAATAATCTTTGTCCCTAATTTCAAACTAATACTATATTCTAAACCACGTTCTTATGAGCGTGGTTTTTTTGTATACACGTGTCAAATACGTGTCAAAATAATTATAATCTTTTAGTTCTATTTAGAAAATAAATCTTTGAAAACACTGTACTTATGGCTATTTAGTTTTATTTAGAAATTTATTTTTATCCCTCCGTTTCCGTTATTTGTTTATACCTCGTTAAATCCCGTAAAACAAAACGT